CGCCAGCGCCTCGGCTGGCGGCGTCCGGTCCCACAGAAACACCGCGCCGCCTCCTACGCGGTGATTTCGGTGTCGGTGCCTGCGCTCGACAGCAGCCGCACGCCCGAGGCATCAAGCCCGGACGCATAGTCAGTGTCGGTGACGCCGGCGTCCGCATCCAGCTTGGCGGCGATGGTGCGGAGCAGGTTTAGCACGAAGTTGTGCTGGATCAGCAACGTGCGCTGGACGGAATCAAGCGGCGCGGTGTCGCGAACCAGCTTCTGCTTAGTCAGGGCCATTGTATGTCCTTAGCTGAGGGCGGTCCCGCCGGGCCGGGTGTCTGGCACCGGGACCAGAACACCCGCACCCTTTGGGAAAGTCCGCACTTACGCGGTGGCCGTGGTCAGGCCGCTGAACGCCGCGATGTTGCCGCGGTTGGTGCAAATCCAGCTATACGGGAAGTCGAAGCTGAAGACGAACCCGTTGCGGTCGGCGACCTTGTCGATGTTCTCCGAGCCATAGTCCGGCACGGCTGGGCCATCTTCGCCCGGCATCTCGACGAGGGTCCACTTCTTGACCGAGTTGGAGTCCAGCACGAACGCATAGCCAGGCGGCACCTTGCGGCTCGACAGAATCTTGAAGCCCTTCGCCTTGACATCGCCGGCGAAGTCGAGCTCGTTCGGGTTGCCGAAGCGGAGCGCCGCACGCTCCTGCGCGTACATATCGCGCAGGACGCCCTGATCGACGATCAGGGTATCGGCTTCGCCGCCGCCCTTGTTCATGATCTCGTGCTGGGCGTACATGAGCCGCACGGCCGTGAACCGGCCGCCGGTCGAGTCATCCAACGCCGGGGCCCAGTTCGCGTAGCTCGAGGACGAGAGTCCGTGGACAGAGGCGGTGTGGACGAAGTCGAGCAGGCCCGACGGGGCGAGGTTGTACTCGGTCCCGGCGAGGGTGGTGTTTTCCACCGAGTTGGCAAGCACGATGCTGTCGTTGGCGTCCACGTCGGCGGAGCCGATCATGGTCACCGCGATGCTCGGCGTCGCCGGGGTAATGGCGGTGATTTCGCCAATCCCGTTGGCGACCAGCGCCGCACTGCGGACAAGGCCGATCCGGTCGCCGACCGCGAACATCGCGGCGAGGTACGACGCGGTGTCCAGGCCGCTCATCCCAAAGGCGTCTTCAAGGGTGAGGGTCTGGCTGGCGCTCGTGGCGTTGGTGGAAGTGTCGGCCAGCACGCCCGTGGACTTGCCGTAGAACGAGTAGCCGATGCGCTTCGCCATGCCTTCGGTCAGCTTCATGGTCTGGTACTTGAGCTGCCGAATGACCTGCGACTGCCGGTGCTTGGTGTCCAAAATCTTGGACGTGATCGAGAAGCTGAACCGCGCGTTGTAGTTGCTCCACGCGGCGGTGAGCTCCTGGGGGGCCGCGGTGATGGGGTTGGACTCATACCCGAACTCGGGGATGAACCCGCCCTGCGGCTGGTTGGTGATGTCAATCGGGGTGGTGACCTCACGCGCGGACGGCGTGACGTCGAAATCCTTGAGCTTCGACGCCCAGCTCCACTCCTCGCACTTGGTCGTGAAGCCCTTCAGGAGGTTGCCCTGAATCTTCTTGTGGACCTTGGCGAGCGTGGTGCCGGACGTGGTGCTCGAAAACGCGAGCTGTGCCATGTGTTACTCCTCGAGAATGTCGGACCAGTCCTCATCGATGAGCTGGTCTTTCCAGTGGCGGGCGGACGTCGGGGCGAACTGGCCGGTCTGCGGGTCGCGGGGTGGGGTCGGGGCTGGCTTGGCGCGGCTGGTCGCCTTCGCGGTCGCCGCCTGATTGTGCTTGGCGGCCTTGGCGACTTCGGCGGCCTGGTGGCCGACGCGCTTGGCCGTGAGGAGTTGGCGGTCCAGCAGGCGCTGGAACACGTCGGTGCGGAACGCGACCTCGCCCGCGCGCCACCCCATACCGGGGTCGTCGCGGTCGGGCACAAAGAACAGCCGCTCCGCCTCCTCGCCCCACAGCAACTCTTTCAGCGCGGCCGCGTCGGGGGCGAGGAGTTTGTACTCGTCGAGCCCAATCGCCGTATCCACCGCACGTTCGAGGTGCTGCCGAAGCACCGGGACCAGCGTGGTGGCCTGCTCCTGCTGGGCGCGCGCCGTCTCCACGGCTTGAATGCGCTCGAGCTGTTGGCGCGCGGCCGCTTCGCGGGCCTGCGCCTCAAGGAGGGGGGCGTTCTGTTGGAACTGATCCAGCCACTGCGCCCACGCCTCCGGGCCGGCCTGGTTCAGCTCCGCCACCCGCGCCAGAATCGCGTCCGCCCGCGCAACGCGCTCGTTGAAGCCCTGCTGGGCTTCCTGCACGGCGCTTGCGTAGGCGCGCTCTTTCTCGCGCCAGACCCGCCGATCCGCCAGATGATTCGGGCGAATCTGCCGGTCCCAGACCGTCTTCGGGATGACGATGTAGTCTCCCGCCACGACGGCCCCATCCACCGCGACCTGCTGTCCATCCACGGTAAACGTGAACGGGTCACCAGTCGGCGGCGTAAACCCTTCAGTTGTCAATGGTTGCGTTGCGGCTGCGCTCGGCTCGGCTGGGGCGTCAGGGGCCCCGAGGGGTGACCCGTCCGCGGACGCGGCGTTGGCAGATGTGGCCTCCGTCGGCGCGGGGCTGTCGTCGGTCGCTGCGGCGGGGGCCTCATCGGGGGCCGCCTCGGCGTCGGACAGGGGCGCATCGTCCTCGGGCTCAGTCCCCAAGACGGCGGAAAACTCGTCGTCGTCCAGGGTCCAGTCCTCAGGGGACGGGGACTCACGCTCAGACATTAGCCTACCTCCGGTGAAAAGTCAATAGGATGCCCACGGTTCGACGCATTGCGTTATTTAGGCACGACTAATCCGCTGGCCGGGACGACCAGGTCGCCTGACGCGGCGGCTGGGGTCAGGGCCTTGGCGAGCTGGGCCCGGATGCTGGCCTCGTTGGCGAGAATGAGGCTCAACCCGTAGACCGCCTCCTCGGCGGCCTTGGCCCACGCCGCGTCGCTCCGTCCGCCCGCGCCCGCGCGCAGGCTTGCCGTCATCAGGGCCAGCAGCTCGATCGGCTCCATTAGAGCCCCGCCGGCTGGCCGACCGACGGCCCGAGGATGTCTGCCTCGGGGGCTGTGAGCGCCGGAGGCTGGCCCTGTACCGGGTTGGGGGGCGGCAGTGGGGGCGCGCCATTCGGCGGCCCAGCGGGCGGCTGGGGCGCGCCAGCGGGCCCTCCGGGCGGCGGGGGCGGGGCGAGCACCTGCACGGCTTGCTGGTAGAGGTCAATCAGCACCTGCCGCCACGGCGCGGGCTGGGCCAAGAAGCTCAGCCCCGCCATCGCCCGGCCCAGCTCGCGGACCCGGAGGGTCGCGACCGGGGGCTGGGTATCCATCGGGAGCTGCTGGAGCGCCTCGGGGACCGGAGGCGGGGGCGGCGGTGGGGGCGGCGGCGGGGCGGGCTGGCCCAGCATCTGGGCCTGCTGGGCCATCAGCTGCGCCTGCTGTTGCGCCTGCTGGGCCATCGCCTGCCCTTGCTCGACTGCCTCAAGGAACCCCTCGGGCGGGCCCTGCCGCCACAGCTCCACCTGACGCCGGACGCGCTGGAGGTGCGGGTTGTCCTCCAGGCCGGTCAGGCCCTTGAGGCTCGAGGCCACGAAGTCTTGCAGGTCGTCGGGCTGGGCCATGCCGGCCTGCACGAGCTGGCCCCACTGCACCGCCGCTTGCAGCTTCTGGAGCGGCGGCATCATGCTCATGGTCCCCGGCCGGATGCGCACGTCGCGCGTGGAGCCCAGGTCGCTGCCCATCCAGCGCTTGACCTTGTAGGCCCCGTCCGCGCCCTCCCAGCGGAGGAGCCGGGGGACCGTGTAGTCCTTGCCGATGAGCTGGAGCTGGACCCGGCAGGCGCGGATGTAGGCGCGCTCGGCGTGCTGCTTGAGGTCCGAGAGCCCAGCCTGCACCTGCGACATGATCGCGAGCGCGTGGCGGCCGCTGTCGACGCCGCGGCTCTGCAAGCCTTGCCCCGCTTCCTGCAACCCGCTCGCGTCGTCCATCTCCCGGTTGACGATGTCGAGCAGCTGGAGCGCCTCGCCCGGCACCGGGATCAGATCTTCGTACTTGGGCTCGCCGCCGGGGTTGATCGGGATGTGCGTCAGGAAGGGCAGCATCTGCTGCTTGGATTGCAGCAGGCTGTTGGTCGGGATGAAGACCTTCCGGTTGGCGTTGCGGTCCAGCACGTCCTCGATCACCCCGATCAGGTGCGCCCGGAGCTGGTTGGAGTTGCCCAGGAAGTCCATCAGCCCGCGCCCGTGCGGGTCGTCGAGCGGCCCCCGGAACTGGCGGCACTGGACGACCGGGAGGTCGAGCGGCTGGCGCTGGCCGTTGCGCTCACTCACCCACGGGCCCTGCGCCGCGATGAGGTGCCCGACGAGCATGATGTGCGCGCCATCGGGGTAGTCCGGGCACTCGCGCAGGTAGACGTGGACGCCCAGCACGAGCTTGTCCTCGGCCGCGTCGGCCTGAGGCTCGTGCTTCGGGAAAAGGCGCTTGAACTCACCGGGCCGGATGTCTGCGGCCTTGCCGGCCAGCGCGTCCTCGTCCGCGCCCTCAGGGACGAGGTCCGGAAAGCGCCGCCGCCACTCGGCCCACGGCTGCACCTCCGCCACCAGCACGCCCTCGGCATCCCAGACATCCTTGGCGCTGGCCGGGTAAAGCCGGACCTGCTTCGGGTGCAGCACGTCGCGCGTGAGCGCCGGCACCCAGCGCAGCGCCGCCTCCGCGGACTCGTCGGTCAACGACCCGTCCGCGCGGACGTAGCGCTCCACCGGCACCTCGGGCCACGGCGCGCCGGTCGCGGGGTCGATCAGTGCCTCGTCGATGCTCTGGGCCTGCGGACTTGCCAGCACGGTGATCGGCTGCCGGCCCCCACCCACCGGGTCGGTCCAGTAGTGCAGGTAACTGGAGCGCGTCGCGCAGGCGAGATCGAACGCCGCGCGGTGCGCATCCAGATCGTTGAGCCCGGACTCGCTCTGCACGTCGAGCAGCACCCGATAGGCGAACTCGGCCGCGTCGCGGTCCTCGTCCTCGCCCGTGGCCGGGAGCGGCTCCGCCACGGGCGGGTCCGTGAACAGGACGCTAATCAGCCGCTGACACAGCCGGTCCGCCTTGTTGAGCACCGCCGGCGGGGTCTTCGTCGCGCCTGGCGGGACGTAGACCTGCCACTTGTTCATGTCAGGCGTCTTCACCGCCCAGACGTTGTGCTCGCCGTCGCGCGTCCGCTCGTTGACCTCCCACTCAACGTGCCATCGGTCAAACTCGCGGGTGCGCGCCTTCCACCACTTGCGCACCCGCGCCCAGACCGCCTTGGACGGCGCGGTAAGCAGGTCGCCCGGTGCGGCGTCGTCGCCGTAGCGGACACGGGTGCCGCTGCCGCCATCGGCCAGCGCGTCCTCCTGCCCTGCTGGCACTGCGCCTGCCTCACTGATCTGCATCGTCGCGCTCCTCAATGAAACTCCACTCTCGTGTCCGTGTGACCATCATGGCCTGTCCGCGCCGGGCCGTGCGGCAGTACTGCACCCACCCCGGCTGGTAGCCCTCAGGCGGGGTGCTGAGCGGGAACCGCTCCCCGTCACGCGGCCCGCCCACGCACTCCAGCCACAACCCGCGCGTCACAGCCCTTCTTCGCCCCGCCACAGCCGACCCACGACATCGTCGATGGTCACCTCGCCCGCGAGCTGGCCGCGCGCCCACTGCTCCATCTCGCGCGCCGTGTCGCGGTCAATCGCCCGCGCGCCGATCGCGCGCACCACCGCATCGGGCAAGGGGTCCACCATGTCGCGGGAGGGCGGCTCACTGGACGGCCGCCACCCGTCACGCTGCATCGCCTGCACCCGCTCCACCAACTCGGCGTAGCGCGCCTCGAGCGCGCTGTGCATGACGAGGAGCTGCTCCGTCCGCCGCCGCAGCCAGTTCCGCTCCGCGACCAGTGCCCGCACTGTCGGCGCTGTCACGCGCCCCGCCACCCGTAGCGGCCACCCGGCGCGCCGCCGTGGTAGACCATGTCCTCGAGCTCCTCGCGCAGGATCGCCTCGTCGGTGCGGTCACGGCTGCGGCGCTTGCCGCTCGCGGTGAAACCTGGATGGCGGTTCTCCGGGACGTCGCGCGGCGGCGGCGCGGCCTCCGGCTCACGCGCCATCAGCGCGTAGCGGAGCGCGTCGTAGGCGTGGTCGTCCGCATCGGTGTCCACGTCTTCGGGCCGCTTCGCATCGCGCGGCAACGCCGGCAGCGTCTGCACCACGGTCCTGGCCTCAGGATGCACGGTGAGGCGGGGCCGCGCCCATGCCGGCACCGACCCGTCCTCGCCCGGCGTCACCCGGAGCGCCTGATGGAGCAGCATCTTCCCCGCCACCCGACTCCCCGGCCCCTTGGGCGCGCTGACCAGCGCGATGGGAAACTCCGGGCAGCCATCCCGGAGCCCGCGCTGCAACTCCTCAGCGATCGTCGGTCCGCCGTCCGTCACCGCCCAGCAGGCACTGTCGGCGCTGATGAAGGTCGGGAGGTGGAGCGGCCACGCGCGGCAGCGCTGCGCGATGGTGAAGCCGATCTCGTAGGGCGGCTGCTCGCGCCAACGCATATCCCAGCGCACCTGCACCCGCTCACCGCTCGCCGCGCACAGCACGAACACGCCCGGCGACGCATAGCCCCAGTCCAGCCCGCCCCACCACTCGGCGTGACCCGGCGGCTCGTGGGCGCTGACGTGGACATCGCTCCGCCACTCCGCGAAGGCCAGCCCCGCGCCACCCTGCAACAGCTCCGCGAAGACCTCTTGCTGCAACTCCGCGCTGCCTGCGGGGTACTCCGCGATCAACTGCTGCACCTCAGCGCGGTTCAGCTTGGCGTTGTCGAACGGCGTCCCGTGCCAGTGCGCCCAGGTCGCGTCGCGTGTGCCGTCGAGCACCTCATGGCAGAGCTGGTTGAAGTAGCTCCCCGCATAGGGCGTCGAGACGAGCAGCAGCCAGCCGGCGTTGTCCAGCAGCGCGGGGCGCAGCACGTTGCGGAGCGCGTACTCGAGGTCCAAGTGCGCGGCCTCGTCGACGACGATCCCGCCCAGCGTCTTGCCCATCCCGCGGATGCCCTCAATCGCCTGGGCTGAGCGCACCGCGAGCATCGGGCCATTGGTGCCGAACTGCACGGTGTGCTCGCTGGCGTTGATCCGCGCCTGCGGGACGCGCCGCATCCGGGGCTCGACCTCCTCGCGCCAGATCGTCTGGGTCTGCGGGTAGTCCGGGGCCAGCCAGACCACGCTCCGGCCCTGCGCAATCCCGTCGCCCCCGCCGTGGCCGACCATCGCCACATGGAACGCCAGCCGCGACTTGCCCCAGCGGCGGCCAGCGCGGATCAGCTTGTTGCGCTCCGGCGCATCAGCGACTGCCTGCTGGTGCGAGAGCAGGCGCGGCACATGGAGCGCGCTCACTCGCGGATCACTCGGTCCCGACGGATCGTCCGCGCCTCGTCCTGGGTGATCTCCCAGCTGACGCGCGACTGCGCCCGACGGCACAGCGGACCCCAGCGCGCGCGCCCGGCTGCGAGTGCTTCCGGCAGTGTCGCCGCCACCACGCGCCCCAGCACCGCGCGATCCTCCGCGAGGATCATCCACTCGATGCCCGTGCGCCGCCGTGGTGCGCCTGCGTCATCCATCACGTCGCGCCGCCCCCCGCGCGTCGGTCGCGGCGTTGGCGGCGCGCTTGCTGAGGGCGTCATCGGCGGCGGCTCCTCTGGCATCGCGGTGCGGTCCAGCCAGGTCGCCAGCCAGAACACCGCGCCGACGAGCGCGAGCGCAAGCAAGCCCAGCGCGCCGACAGCCCACATCACTCCGCCCCGCCCCACATCCACGGCACCCGGTCTCCGCTCCAGGTCCGGGGCAGTGTGTCGCGGTGCAGCGCGAGAATGCGGTCCGCCGTCTCGAGGGCCATGCGGATTGTCGCGTCCTCCAGGCTCAACTCGCAGCGCTCTGCGAGCAGCCGCACCGCGATCTCGAGCCGCGTCACTCCGCCACCACCCGGATCACCAGCGGCGCATCCACGTCGCCCTTTACTGTCTGCGTCGCCTCGGCCTTGCCGTAGGCTTGCTCCGCCACGAAGCGCCACGCGCCAAGCCACGCCGGATGCTCCCGGTTGCTCAGCACCGCGCGCGCCTGCTCGAGCATCTCGTCGCGGCTCGCCAACTCCCGGCACAGCGCCTTCCATGCGTCCGGCGGCCGGCCCGTGCCGCCCCTGTGGCCGGGGATGCCGCCGGAGAGCAGCGCCCCGCCGCGCGGCTGTGGGACGAGCTCCGGCATTTTGCCCGGTAATTTCCGGGGCGCGGCTTTCTTACGCTGAGCTGGCAACGCCTTCTCCCGCAATGGGTTAGGCGGTGGCAACCGTCGAGAGGCCGCACCGGGATGGCCCCCGCCTGGCGCGGGGCAGATGCTAAACTACTACATAACGCGCGCGCGCGCAATACGTTGCACGCCGGCAGCCCTAGTTCGGCGTTGTTTCGGTGTTTTTGTTACAATCCACCCTATTGCGTCAGTAGGGCCTTGGCCCTAACTTGGTAGCGTGGTCAGGGCAATCCCGCCCGGCACAACACAAGGAGAGACACCATGACTGACACCAATACCATCGCCCAGTTGGCGGCAATGACCGACCAGGAGTTTGAGCGGTGGCTACGCCAACGCAGGATCAAGGGACTTGAGGCCTTCGCGTGGGCGGCTAAACGCCGTGCGGCCCTCAGGGTTGCCAAGTAGTCTCACCCGACACAACAGGAGCGTCCCATGACTGACCGCACCGATGTAGACCACAGATCGTTAGCCAACGCCCCATCGTTTACTTGCTGCATTTGCCATCGCAGTTACTACGGCCACGGCCACAACGCCCAACCCATCGCGGCCTCACCGATAGACCGCGCCTGTAACGACTGCAATGCGTACTATGTGTTTAACGCCCGCATAGGGAACACCGTCCCGTTGCAGTCGTTGGCCTGACCAGTTGACGCTGGCACCGGGGGTGCAATGCCCCCGGCAGGTTTGTCTGGGCAATCCCGCCCGACACAACACAAGGAGAGACACCATGACTGACGCAATCATTCAGCACCTCCGCCAAGCGATCTTTGCCGGCAACTCTATTAGCAACCCGCTGCCTCTGGAAATCGC